TTATCAATATCTGCCATCCACATATCGTAAAACGGACGACAAACATCTTTCATTACTCCTGCATTCATAAAATACAGGTCATTACCATCATCATCTACTCCGCCAACATATAGAGCTCCCCAATCGAGGAGCATCGCTACAAAGGCTTCTTCTTCAGGAGTCCTGTCCGTCATCCTCTTCATCCCTATTCATTTCTTTAAAGAAAGTTTCGTCAAAGAAAAGATTGACTCCACCCTCCCCATGGGCTTCTTCAATTAAAAAGGCAACAAGCATCAAAGCTTGTCTCTCCTCAAATCCTGCTTTTGTAAGAGCTTTGAACATCTCATGCATCTGAGCAGCGTCTTGCTCTAGAGGAGTTGGGCTGTCAAACTCCAAATGATCTATGTTGTTCTCTTCAGCAGAGTTTTCTTCTTCGCTCATACAGATACTCTACGCTATCTGTAAATCCGTTATTTAGCCCAACACACCACACACAAACCCCTTCCCACATTTTCCCCCTCTCCCTCCATTTATAACGGAAAGTGCCCCCGGAAAATTGACCTTTTACTTCTTATATGTACAATCTCCCTATGGCTTATTCACGAATGCTTGAAAACGACATTTATGTCTTCGCAACTAACATCGCAGGGCTTCCTGCACTTTACTGCTGCATGTGTCCACTAGAAGAAGGGTTCGAGCAAACTGGCTTTGTAGCTCGTCGTACCCAAGACATGTTGGAGCACTTGGAGGAGCATCGCAAGGTGGGACACAGAATGCCCTCAACCATTGATGAAGAACTCCTTGCAGACGACTCTGAGAACTTTCCTGTACGACAGGCGTAGTTAAAGAACCTTATATTCTCTCTTAAAATTGACTAGAAGAGGGCGCATATACCTTAGGAGTTATAGTTACCCCCGGTTTGCGTCCTCTTCCTAAAAGAGAAATGAGCACAGATATGAAGAAGCTTGCAGTCTTCTTAAGTTCTACAGTCCTAGCCTTAGGGCTGAGTTCTTGTGGATATCAGGGTCAATATCGCTACCCATGTCAAGATCCTGCCAATTGGGAAAATGCTGAATGCAAGCCGCCTGTCTGTACTGTAGCTGGCACATGTCCAGTAGACTTAGTCGGAGAAGAAGTCGTTAACGGCGAGACGACAACAACAGATAGTGGAGCGACACCTAATGGCTAGATATAGATATTCTCAAGCAGAGCTTGACTCTCGTTTGAAGTTTACCCTTGGAATTATTCTTGGCGTAATTTTGCTGTGCACAGCGATTGGCATTTTGTATGGACTACTTTTTGTCTCGCAACCAATTAATGCTCAATCAGAGAACGACAAGATGTTCTTTAACGTTCTAGGAAGCATTGCAACATTTATTACAGGAACTCTTGCAGGTATTTTGATTGGCAATTCTGGAGCTAAGGACATTATGTCAGCTCAACTTCAGAACAAGGAAATGGATGCCAAGAATACTCAAGCAGATAAGAAACTTGAATCTGAACTTGAAATTGCAGAAAAGAAGGTTGATGCAGAGATTGATGCAACAATGGCTCGTCTTGCTGCAAAACCAGATGGACAAATGCCAGAACAACAACCAGTTGATACAGATTGGGATAAGGACTAACAATGGCCGAACAAGGAACAGCAGCTCGTCTTATTGAAGTTGCTACAGCAGAGTTAGGAACTATCGAAGGTCCTAAAGATAACGAAACAAAGTACGGTGCTTACACAAAGGCTAACTTCCAACCTTGGTGCGGAAGTTTCGTAATGTGGTGTGCGAACGAAGCCGGGGTAAAAGTTCCTAATACTGTTTATACCCCAGGTGGAGCACAGGCATTTAAAAAGTCTGGTGCATGGATTGATGGAGACATCGCAGATCCAGAGCCAGGAGATATTGCGTATTTTGATTTCCCAGCAGATGGCGTCGATAGAATTTCTCATGTTGGCATTGTCATCAAGGACAACGAAGATGGAACTGTTTGGTGTATCGAAGGAAACACCAGCCCAGATAAAAAGGGAAGCCAGCGAAATGGCGGACAAGTTTCAAAGAAACTTCGTGCGTTTAAGAAGAACAAGGCTGGAGAAATGATCTCTATTGTTGGATTTGGTCGTCCAAAGTTTAAGGGCGCAGGAGCTGCTAAGTCAGCACCAGCAGCTAAGGCAGAAGAAAAAGTCTGCCCAACATGTCACCAAGCAATTAAATAATGAATCACGATCATAAAGACCACATAGCAGTAGACACTTCTTCTATTAGTGACATGGAAGCTATGTGGTTTTTAATGATTGTTATGTTTGGATGGAACCTTTGGATGGCTATACAGCACTACAAGTTAAGCAAAAAAGTAACCTGTACCTGTAAAAAAGATAACTAAACTTAATTTAGTTATAGTCTTTACCAGCCCAAAAAAGTCTTCTGTAAGTGTCGTAGTAGTGACTGATCATTGTAGTATTTTGCTTATCTATTCTGTCAGCATTGCTTTCATTTAATGTTTCTACTACACACTCAAAAGAATCTCTTTTAAAAGGTATAACTAAAGCCATAGGAGTTCCTGCTGGGATTAAACCTTGAAAAAGAGGATCATTAAAGACAAAAGGAAGATTTACTGGAATATTGTATGTATCAGTATCTACTATTCCTTCAAATATTCTAAAAACAGACTCTCTATGAGGAGGGTTTATGAACATACATGAGTACCCAGGCTCAGTAGTGATAGACCACGGATTTACAATTTTAGGGAGTTTATTAGGGCTGCTATCAATATAAGGATGATTTTTTAGCTGAGCTTTATCGTGGTCGCCAATTACTTCATAGCCTTTCCAGTTAAAGCCATACTCTCCCCTTTCATTGTTGCTGACCCATATATCTACTGGAGTGTAAAGTATGTAGCCAGACATTAACATGTCTAATACAGGTACACATCTTTTTATAGTTGCATTTCCAGTATTTGCATCCCTCATAAGTCCTTTTTTACCGCCCATAAAAGCTTCTTGATCCCTATACCAAGATGGAAGATCTTTTCTTGCTGGCTGAGGTTTATAAGCATCATCAATAGCCTTTGAATTTAAAAACTTTATCTTTACTGGCTTTGGCTTAATTACCCTTTTAAATAGATTCATTTTGTAATTGTATCCTAAGGTTAGCTTTTTTGAGTGATATGTGTAAAAGGAGATCCAGTATATATGTCGTTTTTTTCTGCTATCTCTAAAGCAACCTTCCAGTCAGCTCCAGCTTGTAAAGCTCCAAGCGCCCACCGTGACCCACTACCTATTCCATAGAAACCATCATCTCTCATATATACAGTAAAGGTTTCATCAATCTCATAAAGAGTTCCTTTGTACGCTATTAAGAAAATAAACCCTCCATCTGGATCAGATTTATCTCTTTCATATCCGTTTTTCTTTAAGCAATCTCTAATACTTAAAGCAGCCTTACTGACAATATATTTATAGTCATCTTTAATTGTTTGTTTCGGTGGAGCCCATAGATGCTGAACGATGTCACAGGCTTGAGGATCTCCTGCACCAGCAATAATCCATTCCCCACGCTCAGTTAGCTTTGCAACCTTTTCGTGATGGTACGGGCGTCCATATTCATTGGTAGTACGAGAGTCAGCAGCTAGTAGGCAAGAGCCTTTACTTTGTATTCCTATAATAGTTGTCATAGCTATTCAAGTAAGTTTTCTTTAATATTTTTAAGAATAAGTTCTCTTTGACTTGTGTTGTTAAATAAATCGTATCTACTGTCTAATGGCTCGTTTGTAGTGCTAGCAATCAAATGTTTGCTAATACTATCTAGCTTTTCTGTGTAGACATAGCGCTTCAACACAATAGGTCTATCAGTAAAGAAAGTAGCATAGAAAAGAGGTTCATCTTTTTCCAACACAAACTTACCCTGTGGTTCCCACATTTGAATTTCAAAAACAAAAGGTCTATACCATTGACCAATATTGTACTGACCAGGTACGCAAGTTCCATACCTAGTGTATTTAGGCTGACTAAACATTGGAGGTGTTATATCTATCTCTAAGGACTCTTCAGAAAAGAATATCCAACGAAGCTGGAACTCAATGGTTGGTTTATCTATTAGTGCTGGAGGTCTTCTAACAGCATAGTTTAAATAATCATCACCTTCAGGTTTGACCTGAGGTTTTTCCATATTTCTTAGATCGTATTCATACTTACAAGCTTTTGAGTTATAAAAGATAAAAGTCTTTCTAAACGTATTTAAAGCTGCAGGACACGAAATAAAAGTAGTTGGACCTCTATCTGGGTTCTTTTCTTTCATTAAAGCAGCATGGAGATTTTTAGGGTCTGGATAGATAGTAGAACCATACATAGTGTTCCAGTTATCGTTTTCAAACTTATCTATAATAGCACCAGGAGTCCAATAGACTACTAAGGGTTCATTTGATGACATGTTCACATCTTACACAAATACTTACTTTTGCAAAAGAAAACACACACCAAACACACAACCCTCCCCGGAAAATCTGCCTCCTCCACCTATAACGGAGTGGACGCCCGGAAAATCGAGTTTTAGTGATATTCTCCCCACATGTTTATTGAAGAGAATAATAGATGGAAGTACACCCTAAGCCCTGAAGAGGAAGCAGTTTGCGCTGAAATTGGGTATTTAAGGCAGAAACCTTACTTTGGAAATCCTCAAGCAAATCGTAATTATTCAGAGGGCGACATCTGGGAAATGTGGCAACACTGTATTGCAGCTGGGTCAGAGCTAGCTTTTGCTCGCATGGTCGGGCTAGACGATTTCGTCCCTCATGTTAATAAATGGAGGACAGAAGAAGATGTAAAGGATGTAGAGATTAAGTACTGCTTTACATATATCAATAAACAAACAGAGCCTTCCTTAAGATACAACTTTTTAGATAAAGAAGAGAGTATGTATGTTCTTATAGTCGGAGGGCCAGAAAGCAAAAAACAAAGACTTCCTTCTAGGGAATACCACTCGGAACCTTACGAAGCAATAGGTTGGATGTATGGCTCACAATGTAAAAACCCAGAGTTTGAAGTCCCTTTTAGCAATGGCAAAAAATGGAGAATTCCTCATACTAATTTAAATAGCATGAGCTCTTTGCCTTCTTTAACCCTTTCTGCAAACATATAAGCCTTCGTAGCTCAGTGGATAGAGCGAGACTCTTCTAAGGTCTGCGTCGCAGGTTCGATCCCTGCCGAGGGCGCCAAGCGCTATTAGCTCAGTCGGTTAGAGCCCCAAACTCATAATTTGGTCGTCGCAAGTTCGAGTCTTGCATAGCGCACTTAAGTTCAAACAAAATAGACATTTTGAACCTGTGTCAAACTTGTATTCTATGAAGCACAAGGATGAAATCCTTCGTCTAAGCGCTGAAGGCTTCTCCTATAACGAGATATCCAAAGCCCTCAGTTGCTCAAAGGGCACTGTCTCATATCACCTTGGTGAGGGTCAGATTGAAAAGACAAACAGCAGACGCAGAAGACACAAGAAAGAGATAGCAGACTACCTACAAGATTTAAAAAGCAAGACTCCTTGCGCCGACTGTGGCTCCACCTATCCTTATTGGATTATGGACTTTGACCATGTTCGAGGCAAGAAGCGTTTTAATATATCTCAATACTCCAACAAGGTGGTTAGTTTAGAGATTGTTAAAGAAGAGGTAGCCAAGTGTGAGATTGTCTGCTCAAATTGTCATAGACACAGGACTCACGTTCGCTACCTAGAGAACCTTGACGATGTACCATCTGACGATGGCAAGGACCTACGAAGAGCTTAGGGCTGATCGCTTCTGGAACAAAGTGCAAGTGACTAGCCAGAAATCTTGCTGGGAATGGCAAGCAGCTAAACAAAGCAGTGGGTATGGAGCCTTTGCTTACACACCAAAACGAATCATCACAGCACACAGATTTTCGTGGGCGCTCGCAAACAACGAAGGAAATCTCCCAGACTCAAACCTTGTGGTGATGCACCTATGCGACAACAAACTTTGCGTTAATCCAAGCCATCTAACATTAGGCACAGTTGCTGCAAACAACTTAGATGCCATTAATAAAGGGATAAGACTTTCAATAGAAGAGCATGTTGGCATACCCATTCTCAACGAACTCTGTCGTCATGGCCACCCAAGAACCCTAGAGAACACAACTTTCCGAAAAAAGCAAGGATATCCATATGCCCTTTGCAAACTCTGCTTACGAGAGCGCAGTCGAGAAGCCAAGCGCAATCTCTCCCTAGAGGAGAAAAGGCAGCGCATGGCACGCTGGAGAGCCAGCAAAAAGACACAACACACAACCCTCTCCCCCTCTCTTCCCGTCCCTCCTATAGCGGAAAGAGCGCCGGGAAAAATGGACTTGACAGATACAATAGAACCTGTAGACTAAGACCAACGACGAAAGGACCTATATGTTTTTGGAATACGCTCTCTACACCTCTATTAGGAAGTCAGTCAAACTTGCTTTGATAGGTAGTAAGAACATCAAGAACACTGACGATAGTGGCTACTACCCACACAGGACAACGCAAGAGCTTTTGGCTCTCGCAAAGCAGCACAGAGAAAGCACCAAAACTAAATGAGTAAAACAGTTAATAAGGCAGTCATCTGCCCCAATTGCAAAGCAGAGATAGAGGTCAGATCTGGCTTTGCTCATATGACCTTAGTTAGGCATCTAAAGACATGCAAATAATTAAAAAGCTAACATGCTTGATCTTTGGCCATTGCTACTTTAGTCTTGACAATATGTCGGCCTACATCTGCGCCGAATGTGGGAAGGAGATATATGTGGGATACAATAAAGATAAGAAGTAAAAACAAAAGATTTGGAAGGTTTTTAGTAGGAGCAGGGATTTGGGATAGTTGGGGCTTTGGCTTTAACTACTGTCACTACTCAAAGGCTGTAACTATCGAACTTATCCATTGGTACGCCTATGTGGAGTACTGGACCAAACAAGAGACAAAAGACTATAAAGAAAGACAGGAGCATCCAGTTGAGTAGGGTTATTGATAAGAACAATTACTACACCATCATTGACGAGCTTTTTGTTTGTTGCGATGAGCATCAGTTCCGTTATTACTGCAAAGCTCACCAAGAGCCTATGAACTGCCAGTTCTGTGGTTTTAACCCATACGGCCCTTGTGAGTGTGATGAATGAGTAATGAGATAGAGACTGAAGAAGAAGTAGTGGTGTATTGGGCACCTCATGCCCACCTTAGCAAGCAGCACCATCAGATTTTGCTAGATATCCAACCTAAATCTCTCATGGGTGAAATTCAAAGAAGAAGGGCTAGATACCCTAAGCGACCTCCTTCTGTAGAGCAACCTTATCCTGGAGAGTATCAGTCATGCTCGGCTCTTCATACCCTAACCCATAACATGTTTGTAATAAAAGCTCCTTTTAGCGCAGAAATCAAACTAGACAGCGAAGGTGTTATTAGGGAAGGTCAAAAGTACGGTAGGTGGTTTAAAGAAAGAATATCTTCCCTGCAAAATGCCTACGCTATTGATTTTGACCTGTCCTATATGTTCTTTAGCGAGGAACCTCTAGATTTAACCATTACCCCTCCATATATGCACAAAACTAAACAAGCTCAGCAGGGTTTTATCTCTGCTGTTAGCTTTGACATATCTTCTTGGTTTAGGCCCTACGTTTTGATTTATCAGCTGTGGGAAGGGGTAGACACTATAACTATAGAAGAGGATGAGCCTATAGCTTACTTAAAGTTTAATACTGAAAAGAAAGTAGTGTTCAAACCATTCAAACTTACTCCTGACTTAGAAAGCCAGACAAATGCGTGTTTAGACCATAAACACACTAAACCCCATCAAAGTATGGAAGAGCTCTACGATAGATTTCATAGAACGGGTATGCACAAAAGAGTTTTAAAAGAGATAAAAGAAAACTTAATAAATTAAAGTTGTACGCCTAAAATCTTAAAAATCGTCCAATATGAAGCTTATAAAAAGGTTGACATTGGCATAAATCTCGTACATACTTAAGTCTAAGTCTGTACACTAATTACGGGGAAACTCCCCTAGGAAAGAGGTAAAGATGAACCTAGACTGGCAACGCCCGTTCGAAATAGCGTGGCAACTAAGTCTTTTCATGGTCGGTTGGGTGTTAGTACTGATTGTCGCCTTTATTGGCTTCACTTTGGTATGGGCTCTGCTGACTGCTTTTGTTAATGTCTTCAAAAAGAAGAAGGTTGATAAGTTAGTACCAAAGGCTCCTAACTTTAAGATCTTTAAAGGAGAGAAGAAGTAATTGTACCCAGACGATCTTAAATTCAGTTCTGATGTCAAAGTGGAACTAGTAAAGCACAGTGCATCAGACGACGATGTGGTTTTTGCTGCTCGAGTCTCAACTCAAGGAGAACGGTCTCTAGACCGTCATTCTGGTTTCTCTATGGAACAAGTTGAGAAAAAGGCGGGTCTTATTAACTACTTAATGCGAGATCGTCATGGCTCTCCATTTGAGCACTCAGTCTTTACTTTCTATGTAAAGGCTCCTATCTTTGTTTGGAGAGAGCATATGCGACATCGCATGGCTTCCTATAACGAAGAGTCTGGTCGCTATAGAGTTCTAGAACCAGAGTTCTATGTCCCAGACAATCAAAGAAAGCTTCTACAGATTGGCAAGCCAGGGGCATATACCTTTGAAGAAGGTAGTCCAGAGCAGATTGCTGTAACTATGGCTAATTACAGGAGAACCTGTAAAGAGGCATATTTAGGCTATGAAGAGATGATTAGGCATGGAGTGGCTAGAGAGGTTGCTAGAGGGGTTCTTCCAGTAACTATCTATTCATCTGCTTATGTCACTATCAACGCTCGCTCTCTTATGAATTTTCTATCCCTCCGTCGCAGTGTGGAAGGGCAGAGATTTCCGTCCTTCCCACAGCGGGAGATAGAAATGGTTGCTGAAAAGTATGAAGAGATATTTCAAGAGTTGATGCCATTAACTCACAAGGCATTTATCGATAATGGAAGAGTCTCTCCATGAGTGAAGGCATTGCCTATTGTTATGCACGAGTATCTACTCAGATGCAAGCAGAAGATGGAATGAGCCTCGGGGCTCAGGAGAAGCAACTTATATCTGCAGCAGAGTTAGCAGGATATGAAGCAGTCATTCTTCGTGAAGAGGGTCGTTCAGGTAAAAGTATTACTGGACGCCCTGTTTTACGACAAGCTTTAGAAGACTTAGATACAGGAAAAGCTAAAGCACTTTTTGTAACTCGTCTTGATCGTCTTGCTCGCTCTACTCGTGACTTTTTAAGTATTGTTGATCGTTCACATAAATACGGATGGCGTTTAGCACTTCTTGATCTTGGATTAGATACAGGAACTTATCAAGGTCGTTTTGTTGTAACAATCATGTCTGCTATGGCAGAAATGGAACGTGGAATGATTTCCATGCGTCAAAAGGATGTTCATAAAGATAGAAGAGAGAACGGAAAGGTTTGGGGAGTAGACCTTGGACCACTTCCATTAGTTAAAGAAGACATTAGAGATCGAATAGTTTTAGAACGAGCCGCTGGGTTAAGCTTTCAAGACATTGCAAATAAGCTTAATTCTGAATCAATTCCAACTGCAAGTGGCGGTAATACTTGGTACAAATCAACTGTACGACATTTATATTTAAGGAATGTAAACAAATAGCGTAAAATAATAAAGCAAATTAAATCTAATTTGCTTTAACTCCTTGGACACAGGAGATTGCTTTGAACAGCGCTATTTGTAAGTTTAAGCTAAAGCTATCAGCTAGGTTATTTGCCTATGCAATTTCTGTGCCAATCATCGGTTTTATTTATGGGATAATTATTCCATCGCAAGCTTCCGCAGACGAGATTCAAGCTCAGAGTCAGGGGGACACTGGAACTACTAACGAAACAACATCCAGTGCGTCGTCGGGAGGTGATCCACAAGCTTCTTCAAGTAGCTCAGCGCAAGGGCAAATTACTGAAGCAGCAACTGCTGTAGCAACAGCGGAGTCTGATGTAACAAACTTAAATACTCAAATAACTCAGATTACGGAGGTAGCATCATCAATATCTCAACCTTCTACTCAAGTAACGGAATCAATATCTAGCGCACAGACTTCAGTAACAGAAGCTAGTACTGCAACTCAGTCAGCAGATACAGCAGTACAAACTGCCCAAACAGCAATTACAACATCAACAGTTGCCAATCAAACTTTGGCTCAAGCAACTTCCACAGTCGAGACTCAAACCACAGCAGTAGCAACTGCAACAACAGAAGCAACAGCTGCAGCAACAGCAGTAACAAATCAAGAAACAGTAGTAGCTCAAGCTCAAGCAACTGCAACTTCAACTCAAGAAGCAGCAGCTTCAGCAAATACAACTACAACAGTTACAGAGACTTTTACTAATAACACAACAAGCGTTGTCACAGTCACTACAGGTAATACAACAGTAACTTCTTCAACTAGCTCCACTGGTGTTTCTATAGGTGGAAACTGGAACACTCAACAAACATCTGGTTCTGGTCTTGTCATTATTAATCCAACAAATGATGTTGTCGTCAATGTAAATCCATCTGGTGAGGGAACAGTTACTTCTGTAACTATTGGTGTATACGCTAAAAATGGCGATACAAATATGACTGCAACAAATGCAGATGGAACAACTAATACAGAAGTAATCAACAACAATGTCTCTGCTGAGACACAGGCAGTCGGGTATACATCTACAGAAACTGTAACTGGAACAAATATACAAACAGTTACTATTACAAAAGACGCCGACTATTATATTGTTGACAATATTGCAATTACAAAAACTACTTCTGATCCAGCATTAACTGCAGCTGCTCAGACAGCAGCAACCACTCTCTCAACAGAACAAGCTATTTTAACAACTTTACAAGCATCTCAGACAACAGCAAATAACAACTTAACTTCCGCTCAGGAAAATCTTTCTACAGCTCAAGCAACTCAAACTACAGCTCAATCAGTAGCTACAGCAGCAGAAGCCACAGTAACTTCAACAGTTGCAACAGCCCAAACAGCTGTTACAACAGCAGAAACAGAGATAGACGAAGCTGAGGTTGAAGTGGCAGAAGCTCAAGTAGTTGTATCAGCTGCTGCAGTTACAGCCATAACTGAGACCATTCAGACAGTCACTACAACAGCTAATACTCTTCAACCTACAACAGCAGTTACAGAAGCAGTCAATAATGCAACTACGCAAGTAGCTGAAGCTCAGACTGCAGTAAGTCAAGCTCAATCAGATATGACAACAGCTCAATCTTTAACAGCTGCATCTCCGACAGTAGCGGTAGCGACAGTTGCAGTATCTACAGCCACTCAAAATCTATCTACAGCCACTCAAGCAGTTACAGATTCAGCTGTAGTTACTACCCAAACTACAACAGCTGAAGGTCTATCTGTAAAAGTTTATAATGTAGCTGGTCAAAATCAAGCTCCAGTTCTTCCACAAGGAGCTACTCCTATCCATACAACAGTTGATACCAATGGTATTAATGAAAACTGGGGAAGCGGTAACGTAGCTGGTTCTAACCGTTCAGAGGATGTAATTGTTACCTATGAAGGTCAAGTTACTGCACCAGAAGGCGTAAACACTATTCGTTTCTTAACTTATTCTGATGATGGCGCTAGAATTTATATAGATAACGTATTGGTTGTTGACAGATGGGTAGATCAAGGCCCTACTTGGAGCGCTCCAAGTGAGTGGATTGATTTTACTAACGACAGAACTAAAGACATTTCAGTCTGGTATTACGAAAACGGCGGCGGGGCAAGCCTTCATTTAGCTTGGCAACATAGCAATATTCATACTGGAGTTGGTGCTGAATATCTTTCTCACACAACAACTGTTGAAACTACAACTTACGATTCAACTTTAGTTGCTGCAAAAACTCAAGCTGAAACAGAACTAGCTACTGCTCAACAAAATTTAACAAATGCTAATACTGCAGTACAAGCTATGGATACTGCTATTGCTTCAGCTCAAATCGCAATAAATGAAACTGTCCAAGCTATTCAGGCTGTTCAAACAGCTCAAAGTGTTGTTAATGCAGAGGTTATAAATCAAACCCCGGTTCCAACACCTCAACCTTCTCCTCAGCCAGAACCAACTCCGACACCTTCACCTGAACCGACTCCTTCCCCCGAGCCAGAACCACAACCAGAACCACAACCAGAACCAACCCCAGAACCAGAACCACAGCCTGAACCTACTCCAGAACCCGAACCACAACCCGAACCAGAACCAACCCCAGAGCCAGAACCAGAGCCACAGCCAGAACCCGAACCAGAACCTGAGCCAGAGCCTGAGCCAGAAGTAGAACCTGAGCCTGAGCCAGAGCCTGAGCCAGAAGTAGAACCAGAACCAGAGGTAGAGCCTGAACCCGAAGTCGAGCCAGAGCCTGAACCTGAACCTGAAGTTTCCGAAGAAGAGTCATCTGACAATGATACTCCAACAGAAGAAGAAGTAGCTGAATCTATAGATGATGCTGCAAGCGATGGAGATATAACTGCTGCAGAAGCAGAAGAAATTTTAGATTCTCTTGGAGCAGATGGAGAAGTTACCGCTGAAGAAGTTAATAATCTTGCAGATGCTTTAGCAGAGGATGGAAAGCTTACCGCTGAAGAAAAAGAGTTGGTTGCAGAAGCACTTATTCAATCAGCTGATGGGGAGGCAGTAACTGCTGATGCAATTGCTGAAGCTGGACTTACATACGAAGACTTACCTGCAGAAACACCAGTAGAAGTTCGTACAGATGAGAACGGAAATGAAGTTGTTATTTCCGCAGAGGTAGCTGCAGCTCTTACCTTGCTAGAAAGTCCCGTAGAATTACTCTCTGAAGTATTTTCAGATCCAGGTCAAGTTTTACTTGCACTGGGAAGTCTCGGCGCTGACATGAGCGAAGAAGAGCGTGAAGAGGCAGAGAAGATGGTTGTAACAGTTGTTGTCGCAGGACAAGCTGTTCAAACTGCTCTAGGAGCTGCAGCAGCGGCTACTGGAGGAGCTCCAGCAGGTGGATCTAAGTCTAGTCCTGCAGGTGGACCAGCTAGTGGCCCAAATCGTGGCGCTAGGTCAAGAAGGAGGAGCAAAGAATGAAAGACTTCCTAAGAGATGTCTTGGATCAAGTCTGGACCCTACTAGGCATGTTTATTGCTTGGCTAGTCCTTGACGGGTCTGCAAAGACAGTCGTAGGCTGGGCTATCATCTTTTCTATGGTGGTTTGGTGGGCTACATACCCAATCCGAAACGCCAGAGATGATGAATAACCTCCACTTGACTTTTTAGTATAAAAGACTCTAGAATAGACTCTGACACACGCCAGAGACATACTGGAGACATAATGAATGCTGAATTAGTTCAAGAATATAAAACAAAGATTCAACCAATCTTGCC